GCTGCTGTACGCAGACGAGAACGCATGTAGTTGTAGGCAAACGGTGTAGGCCACTGTGTTAGCTCGTCCCAAGCGATGTAGGAGAACGACAAACCCTGATAACGCATGACATCTTCGTCACGGTCAAGGTAGGACATCCATAGCTTGCCACCACTTGGATGCTGCCATTGCATCTTTCTCTCACTCCACTTGATGCCGGGATATATCTTCGGATACATCTCTTGCGATTTCCAAATGAGTTCTCGCAATTCTTCTGTGGTGTGGCGAAGAATGAGTCCAGAGAATTGTGGATGGGCTATGTAGCGTAGAGGATCGGCAAGAATGGCATAGCTCTTACCACCACCAGCAGCACCACCATACAACACCTCACGCTCAGGAGCAGCTAGGAAGGCTGTCTGAGGGCCGGGGTTGGGTTTGAAGATGACATTCTCATACTCAACAGGTTCAACTATCGGTGCTGTTGTCGGAGAAGGTGGCGCTAAGTTGGACGAATCGATCACCACCGAAGAAGCTGTCTTGTCCGGTTCCTGTTCTTTTTTCGTACTCTTGCGCTTTCTTAAGGGCTTTTTCGTACCTGTCGGCAAGCTCTCGATAAGTAGAGGACTTACGTCTTTGGGACTGTTCACTCTTAATCCTCTTCATTAAACCTACATGACTTATTTCTCTACCAGTCACAGTAGTGAGCCAAGCTGATACCTGTCTCAAACTATATTGCTTCAGATGCTTCTTAGCTTTCTCAAGCGCTTCTAGCTCCAGAGGTACAGGAACTAGCCAGCCGTCATCGGCCTCATCAACTACATACCCGAACGGAATGGTTCGTCCTAGCCTCGGTATCTTAACATACTCTTTTGCATCTTTAGGTTGAGGCAGTATGAAGACACCTAAACCAAAGTCATACTTGGTAGTGTCAACTTCAATCATTCTTCTTCACGTTCCTTAGCAGGCAATATCATCACACCACCTGTATTGCTCTCTACCTGCACCTTCTCAGTTTTTACCAAACCAGCACGGTCAAGCAAGTCTTTAGCGGCTGACATCTTCTCTTTAAGACCAAGCTCTGTAGGATCGTCAATGGCATTGATCATAGCCACAGCAGCCTTTGGTGCTGCCATAGCAATGTAAAGCTGTGTAGCTTCAATGATCTCTTCCTTCAATGAGTTGGTGAGTTGCCTACGACTATAGCCTTCAGAGAACCCTGCCATCTTCATAGCGTGGTTGATGTTGCCATTGGCTTCAGCAAACAACACCTCAAGGAATCGTTTCTGTTGTTCTGTTAGTTCTTTTTTAGCCATGATTAAAACAATGCCTGTTCGTAATATTCTTCAACGGTGATGGTAGCATCCATAGAGCTTGTAGATTCTGGAGTGACGATTACCGTGTCACCGGGGTTTAGGACAAGGTAGCTACCGTCAAGCTTGATGTAGCCTGTAGCTGCAAGCGTTGCACCACCGATGATGTAATAGGTCTGATTAGCACTTGAGTCGTACCATTGAATAGTGACAAGTTTGTTGTTGCCGCCGTGGTTGGAAACAAACAACAAAGTCATCTTGGCAACATAGTTGGCAGGACAAGTGTAGACAGTGTTGGCAACACCAGCCGTCAACACTTTGCCAACGCTTCTAATCTTTGGTTCTTTGCTCATTACTTCTTAGCCTTCTTAGCTTCAGACAACGCAATGGCTATAGCCTGCTTAGGACTCTTCACAACTTTGCCGCCTTTACCGCTGTGCAGAGAGCCTTCTTTGAACTCACCCATCACTTTGACAACTTTGGCTTGTTGCTTATCAACAGAGCCACCCTTAGCCATCTTAGCTGTCTTCGCAGCCTCTTTGAAGGCTTTGTCAGTGGGAGCGCCTTTGCTACCGGGCTTACGCATCTTTTCACCAGAGCCTTCAGCAATGCGCTCACGCTTGGCAGCAATGTTGCTGTACAGACCCGGCTTCATTTCTTCTTAGCCTTCATCGGCTTACCAACACCAACCATAATGACAAGAGCGTCTTTACCGCCTTTACCGGCCTTGCCTTCTTTAGCAAGACACTTACCAGCAGCCTTGCATTTCGCAGGAGTGGGACAGCCTTCGCAGGGCTTGAATGCTTTCTTTGTAGCCATGATTATTTCTTCGCTTTCTGTGCAGGTGGTACAGACGCACCACAGTTTACATAACCGCCTTTAGCAAGCTTCAATTGCTTCTTAGCCTTGTCAACGTCTTCAGCGCTAACCTTCTCACCAAGCTTCAACTGCTTCTTAGCAGCTTCAACTTTGTCTTCAGCTTTGTCTTTACGGCGTGTGAGGCCACGCTCTTTGTTGAGGAAGTCGCGCAAGCTAAGACCAGACGCTTCCAACTCTTTCTTGCTGACAACACGTTCTTTCTTTGTGGAAAGACCTTTGGTCTTATCGTCAACAATAGCAGGAGGGAAGTCATCGGGATAGCCAACACGGGCATCACGCTCAGCCTTCGTCATCTTGCTGAAGGGATCAGATCGATATTCCTTTTCAGGCTTGTCTGCTTTCTCTTCAACAAACTTCCGAGCACGAGCACGGGTGTCGTCGTCGATGTTCTTGTTCTTAGCCATGTTACTTCTTAGCCTTCTGTGCAGGTGGAACTGAAGCGCCACAGTTGGCTTTGACCATACCGCCTTTGGCATACTTAACCATACCACCTTTGTTCATGTCTTTCTTGACACGCTTCTCTTCAGCAATTTCTTTGTCAACTTCACGCAGCCTTTTATCAGACTCCATATCCTCAAGACGCTCTTTAGAACTTTTAGAAAGCTCAACCTTGTCTCGTTTATTGACAGCCTTCTCAGCCAACTTGCCCAACCCTGTCTTGTCAACAATCTTTTTACCGATGCCTTTACCAACACCATCAGTGAAAGGAAGTCCCTTCTCATCAACTTCACGACCAGCAGCATAGCCAGCTTCAAAAGCAAGAGCAGCAGCACCAGCACGACTACCTGTACGTGTAGTGGCACGAGCACCTGCTTCTTGTTGAGCCGTACGCGCTGCACCTCTTCCCGTAGGAAACATAGCCCTACCAATGCGTTCAGCATCACGCACTTGTGACCTGCCTACATCTTCATTCAAAGAAGGACGAGCACGGTTGGCATTACTCTCACCGGGTGAACGATTAGGTTTATCGTAAGGATCAGGGCTATTGTCTTTGTTGCGCTGAACGCCCTTTTCGTCACCGAAACGACCAGTAGGTTTACGTGTAGCCATTATTTCTTCCCCTTCTTCACAGCACCGCCCTTAGCCATTGCTGTCTTCATAGGGGCAGCATAGCCACCACCCATCATCATTGGCTTGCCAGCGGTCTTCTTAGCAACACCACCTTTAGCCATCATAGGTTTCTTAGCAGCAGGCTGTTTAGCATTTTTCATCCGAGCAAGACTCATTTCGTTAATGATAAGTTTTGATTCCGCAGCAGAAGGTTGAGCAGCAACTCTTTTAGGAGCAGCTTTTGTTTGTGGCCTACTCATAGCAGGCAGGGGACTGGCAGCAGCAGAGGATGACGCCATATTTGGTTTAGCTGCTTTCATTGCTGTTTGTTGTTGTTGCATTTGTGACATCATATTACGGGGAGTATTAGGAACAGCCCCACCCTTAGCCATCTTCACACCAGCGCCCTTAGCAGCCTTCTCTTCCAGCTTCACAGCCTCGTCGAGATAGGTGTTACGAACGTCTTGGGGCAGGCTCTTGTCCTCTGCCATCTTACGCAATTTAGCAACCTTAGCTGCTGTGTTCATTGGAGCCGTAGCCATATCATGTTTCCTTTAACAAAAATAGAGGCCACGCCTCAACGTCAGAGTTATAGCACCTATTGCTACATCTCACCACTTTTCTCGGTTGGCCCAAAACGCAGCCGACATCTTACCCTTAGCAATGTTAGAGGCATGCCTAGCCTTAAATGCTTCGTTGCGCTTGCTACCATCGGGAGAGCCTTTAACGCCCTGCTGACCAAAACGAATGAGCTTCACCTTGTCACCCTCTTTAGCCAACACAGCATGACTCTTTGTTGGATGATCGGGTGTTGCTTTGGGCTTGTTGTAGCCACTAAACTCTTCACTGCCTCTTTTGATTGCCATATCAATATCGTCCTTTACCTTTGCGGTCACGCCAGCCTTCATCGCGCATAGCCTTCTCTACAACATCTAAAGGGAAGTAGTAGCCACTAT